CTGTATTCGAAGAAGCGTTACGCCGCGAAGATGTACGAGGGCAAGTCGAACAAGGATGGAACGCCCGTATTGAAAGAGGATGGTACGCGACTGGTCGCTTTCAAGAAGATTGACGTCAAGGGTCTGCAGGTGGTCCGGCGCGACAGCTGTCCGTTTGTGCGCGAGACGCTCAAAGGGCTCTTGGGTCAGGTCCTCGAGTCGAGCGACCCGAGGCCGGTCATCGACGCGGCCCGTGAGGCCGCCCGGACGCTCATGCAAGGCCAAGTGCCGATGGAAAAGCTCCTCATGAGTAAGCAGCTCGCGAGTGACTACAAGGTCTCGTGCCCGACTTGCAAGAAAAACATAAAACAGAGTAAAATTACCGACAAAAATCAACACAATTTTAGTTGTAACGCCTCGGAAGAAATACTAAATTCTTTGACTGTTTCCATGCCCCATGTGGCCGTCCGGGACAAGATCCGGGCGCGTGCGCCGGGGTCAGAGCCGCAGCAGGGTGATCGCGTCCCGTTCGTGATCGTCCGCGGTCCAGGCAAGATGTACGAAAAGGCCGAGGATCCCACCTGGGTTCTTGAAAAGAACTTGGCTATCGATTACCAGTACTACTTCACGAACCAGTTCAAAAAGCCGGTACAGGACTTGCTCGAGCCGCTCGTGAGCGCCGACGTCATCTTCGACAAAAAGTTCATGGTCAAGACGGAGAGCACTTCCGAGGTCGAGGCGCGCAAGGCGTTCCTGTCGATGTTCGCCAAAAAATGCACGCCGTCTTAAAAGGTCGCGCGGTAATAATGACATGGAACAACAGATCCTGGGATTAATCCAGGAAGAGGTGCGGCGGCGGGTCCAACTGCAAATGGCCGCGGCGCTCGAACGCATTTCGGGCCTGTACGACATCCCGATGGAGCGCCTCGTGAAAGACACGTCGAGTCTGGACGGGACGGGGTGTCGCGGCGTGCTCGCGACCGGCGCGCGATGTCTCAAGACGCCGGGTGAGGGCGGCTTTTGCAAATTCCACACGCCCGGGCCGACCTGCAAGGGGTGTACGGCCGCCGGTAAGCCGTGCAAGCGCAAGGCGTTAAACGGCTTTTGCACCAAACACGCCGATCAAGCCCCTATCGAAGAGACGCCCGAGCTCAAGGCGCCATGGGAAACTTAGAGAATTCGGCCGCTCTAAATTTAATGAATAAGTCTGAACTTCTCCTCACGAGTCTGGTGAAATTCTTTGATATTCCAGAGAATCGTGAGAAGCTGCACTCTATTTTGGGCCGGGCCGCCAAGCCCCAGACGCCTTCTCTTCGCAGGCTCGAGTGGTTCGTCACGAACTACTCGAAGAATCAACACGTGTCGTACACCGCCCCGAACGGCAAGATCTTCACGGTCCACGTCGCGTACAAGTCGAGCCTGGACGGTTACTCGAAGAAGCTCTTCGACCCATTCTGCCGGACGACCCGTATCGAGTTCCAGGGTCTCGTGACGACGGTCGCCCAGCTCAACTTCATCCGTTGGTGCATCACGAACGGCATCATCGAGTATCTCAGGGAGGAGCTTAAATGTAAGGAAGAGAAGCAAATCCACCATGAAATTGAAGAAGGGTGTATCCATAGTAAAATAGGTACAGATTGTATCCATTCGTGATCTGGGACGCGTAGATCGGATTGAATGTCAGAGAGAGTGTCGTCGTCTGCGAATTGAGCTTAGCAAAGTTGAGATAGCCTCCCTGGTTATACTCTTTGGGTTTTAGGCCGAAGGAGTACGTATAAATATTTTTTGAAGGAATACTCATTCCATGTTCCATAGGTTGCTTGAACGAATAGTACAGCGACCCCTGGAACGTACTCAGAATGTCGACGTTATTTAAAGTAATTTTGGCGGTGTTAATCACGTCGACGAAGCGCGTCGTACCGGATGGGAACGTCAGGTTGATGCCAGAGGCGATATAGTTCGTCGTGTAGCCGTAGCTGTAGCGCGAGTCGGCGTACCTCGCGTTCGTCGGATCCTCGTACACTTTATTTCTAAAGAACCACGCCATCGTCTGGATGGGGTAGTTGGCCGTGAGCTGAAGGGACGGGTTGTTCTGAGTGAATGTGAGACCCGCCTCCTTTTGGACGCGGTTCACGATGTATTTGAGCGGCGTGTTCTGATAGTACAGCTTTTCTTCATCGCCAAGTAGAATCTCTTCGGTGATGAGCTTTGGATTGATGAAGTCGACGACGGACGCGGCATTAGACCACCATGTGTACGGATGGAAGGTGAAGCGCACGTACAGCTTCTGATTCCACATGGCGCACAGTGGGAAGTATGGTCGGCGCAGGCGTTCGCGCGCTTTGTTCGCATGGGAATGGCGGCGGCAGAAAAAGAACTCGAGTGGGATCACGACGTCACCACCCACGGCCGCGTTCGATGCGAGTGCGACTTGCATAGCCTTCTGCTCGTCGGCGTCAAGTAAAATTTGATCGCGAATTATGTACCAGTCGTCATAGAGCGTCTCGATCGTCGATTCGTTCACCAGTAGATCGACCTGCTTGAGGAAGGCCCGACCTCCTTCGGGTGAGTAAATGTTGCCGGTCGGGAGAGGCGGGAGCGTCACTTTGAGGTACATGTTCGAGAGGAGGTGGCCCATCTCGGTCGGTCTGAGTTCCACCTGGACGACCTGGTTCTGATAGAACGGGTGGGGCGGTCCCAGGGGAATGACACGCTGGAACATGACGAAATTGGAGTGCTGCTTGAACACCGGATTCCATTGCGATTTGGTCGCGTCATCTGTCAGGAGGTACTCGTCCTGTGGACCGATGGCAGATAAAGCCAGAACCGAACCCTGGCTGAATCCGCGATCCTTAACCTCCGGAAACTGTGGCTGCGGCTCGGGAAATAGCCCGACGTCGTTCAAGTCCCTGAGAGGCGCGGCGTTACCGACCTGGATGTTCGCCGGAGCCTGAATCGACTCGGCGTTCTCAGGGCGCGCCAAAAAGCGACCCGGTGTGTACTCTATCTTGACGTCCGGCTCGTGAATAATCGCCGGAAATCCTTTGACGTTGACCAGTGCGGAGTTCTCTGGGACGGTACCATCGACCGCCTGGAGGACCGCGGTCGTCACGTAGACGGTGACGAACTGACTTTTTTCTTTATTCAACACTCTTTGTGGAATACCCTGATTGAACTCGAGCACCTTCTGCGGCCCCGAGAGCGTCGGGAGGCCCTCGATGATCCAGCCAGCCTTCGTCCCGGGTGGCGGTGGCGTCGAAAAGTAAAACGTCGGGACGCGCTTCAGAACCTCATAGTACCCATAAATGGGTCCGGAGCGCTTAATAGCCAGACGGCCCGGAGGATAAATAGAGGCGGTCGTTACGTACGTCACGGGGGTGGCGATCGATTGGTCCATGTCGCTCTGGAACGTGAAAGACCAATAGTAGTCTTCTTCGGCCTTGCCTTTTTCGTTCTTGACGCCCGTCACGATGAGTTGGCCGCGCAGACCTGACAGCGAGTCTATGACCCACCCCGGACCCACAGGCGCCAGGGGCCAGTCCGTCACCGAGTAAAAGGTGGCCTCGGTCGGACCAGTCACCTTGTAAAACCCGCTGATACCCACTGGCGCCAGGGGCTGGACCTGGAACGCGTTCTGGACCGCCGGGGGGGGTGGCGCCGTGGGTACGGCCGCAGTGGCGGCGGCCGTCACCGCCGCGACGGCCCCTTTAGGATTTCTTAAAAAATCCATAATTTTAACACCAAATTTAAGAACCTGATCCTCAAGGGACTTGACCTTTGAGAGTTCAAGGTTCGTAAAATCGACTACGGGCGCTTGGGCCCGTCGCTCAAGCCTTAGTATATCGGCCATCGCTCACTACAAATCACCCAGATTATTCTTCCACAGCTGAACCACGCTCAGCGCCTTGAGTGCCGCGCGGTCGCTCGTCCGCTTTGCGACGAGCGCCGTCAGCTTGTCCACCTCCTCCTTCGTGTACTGGTACGTCTTGATATCCAGGAGCTTGGGCCACAAGTCCTCGGCGTACTTCTCGCGCTTGAGCTGGGTGTGAATCTGATTCAGAGGCGTGTTGAAGACTTGGAGGCGCGGCGTCACGGCGACGTCCCTGATGAACCTTGCCTTCTCGGACAGCCACTGAATTTCATTGTCAAATTCTTTGAGTAGCCAAGCCTTGCGCTTCTTGTACGTCCCAAGGCGGACCTCCAGGTAGTCGACCAGGATCTCTTCAGGGCTATTGTATTTCTTGACTGCGCCATTCGGTCCGATCAGGTACATGTTCGAGGTGTGAACCGTCTTCGTCAGGCCCAGGTCCCGGAGAGGGTTTTCCAATCCCTCTCCACCCCAGATGCGAAAGTCTGGCGTCGTTTCGGTCGAGTGATTCTCGAACTTCTGAATAGTGCCCTTCTCGACCAGGTCGTCCAGGTGCTCCTTGAAATCCTGGATCCATTTTCCAGGTGGGAGCTCGGTCACGTGGAGCTGCGTCCCCTCCTTGGCCACCAGGCCTTCGAGGACCCACGTGTGATCCTTGGTCTTCGTCACCTTGCCCCGGAAGCCCTTGAAGTGCGGTACCATCGGCACCATCGCCACCTGGTCCAGCGCACACAGAATGTTGTGCTTGATGATATCGATGTCGTACGGCGGGACGTAGCAACTGAATCCGGTGCCGATGCCCTCGGCGCCGTTCACCAGAATCATAGGCACTACCGGCGCGTAGAACTCCGGCTCGACCTGCTGCCCGTCATCGAGGACGTGCTTGAGGACCGCATTGTCGGCCGGATCGAAGATCTTACGCGTCTGTGGCGCCAGACGCGTGAAGATGTAACGGGCGCTCGCCGCATCCTTGCCGCCAGCCAGGCGCGTGCCAAACTGCCCCGAAGGCTCCAGAAGGTTCAGATTGTTCGCGCCGACGAAATTCTGGGCCAAATTCACGATGGTGCCCTGAAGGCTCGCCTCACCGTGGTGGTAGGCCGTCTGCTCCGCGACGTAGCCGGAGAGCTGTGCGACCTTCATGTCGCTCGTCAGGTTCTTCTTGAGGCAGGCGTAGATCACCTTGCGCTGACTAGGCTTGAGGCCATCCGCGACGTGCGGAATCGAACGCTTGATGTCCTCGGCGCTGAAATTCGCCATGTCACGATGGATGAATTCAGTCACCGGCAGGGCCTTGACGTGGCCGTACGGGATGCCCTTGGGTGGGGCGGCCATGTGCGCCGTGAGCCACTCCTTGCGATCGTCCGACTGCGACTTGGAAAACGCCAGAGTCATAGACTCGTTCATTTTCGGATCGGCGCCAAAGGCGACCGTCAGCCGCTCGATCTGCTTGAAGTACTCGCGCGCCTCGGCCGATGTCGAAGTACCGAGACCCTTGTAGTACTTGACCGGACCGCTCGGTGTCGCCGCCCGGAACTCCTCCTCCGTGAAAAACCACACCTTGCCCGCCTTGATGACCGGCGTGACCATGCTGACGACGAAACCCAGCCCGATGAGCTGGGGCCAGTACACGTGGAACATATTGAGGACCAGACCCTTGATGTGG